CGGCTCATACTTTTCATATACAGTACCCGTTGCTGGCCCGTCCTGAATGCGCTTGATAATATCGCCGCGCAACTCCATAGCCGTACCAATCACCGCAACCCCGACCGCCTCTTGTGCATCTGCGCTGGCCCTGCGCAACGCCCTTTGCAGTTCGGCCATGCCTTCGATCTTTAGTTCTAGGCTCATACCGCCACCCCGGCTTCTGCGCTGATTTCAAGCCACTTATCGTCAAAATCCACGTTGTTGATGAACCGCACCTGATACGCCCGCCCGCGAATAACAGCCCTATCCACTTCGGTCAGGTCCGCGAAGTATCGCACCACAACCTTGTGCGTAGATGTTGCCTCTGTGCGCTGAGACTGGAAACGCTCCCCACCAGACATAGGTTTAACCATCGCCCGCGTAGGCGATCCAGTTATAGCGGCCCATGCCTCAGTGAAGCCGCCTGCGCCGTCTGTGGTGCGAGTCAGGCGTTGAAATGTGACAGGCTCCCGAAGCTGGCCCGCGCTGTATTTTGATCCGCAACACTTCGCCATCAAAACCGCGCCACTTTATACAGCGCCAAGATGCCCATGACCGCGCCAAGGGCATCGACCTCGCAGCAGTCATCGCCGCGATGCGTGTACAGGTACGCCGCCGCTTGCTTTACCGCCCGCTTTAGAGCCGCTGGAACATCGCCCGCATTGCCGTAGCCTGATACATAGATGATCTCAATGGCGTTGCTATTGCGCAACGCAACAGGCCACGTTGCGCCGTTCTTTAGCGTCAGGCGTCCGGGCTTGCGGTATGTGTCAACGTCAAACGTGCTTGCCACAGTCACCGCGCTGGCATTGCCAGCTTCGTCATAGACCGTCACGCTATCAATGGATTGCAGAGGATAGCGTGGCAGCTGCAATTCACGCCGCGGTCCCGTTAGATCGGCAATAGCGCCTTGGCGCATACCATCCCACCACGTTTCTTGCCCGCTTGGCCATCGGTCCAGCGCTAGAATCCACGTTTGTGTGATAAGGGCCAGCCCCGTAGCCTCCTCGATCATTTCGCGCGCCTGTGCGATTAGGTCGTTCGCCTCGGTGTCAGGTAGGCCCGCCACGCCCTCGACAAGCTGTGCGCGCAATTCATCAGCTGTGACAGGCTCGGTTGCTGGCCCCGTCTGGATAACGTGACCACGATCCTGATACAGACTGACTGTCGGGCGTAGGCTCATTTGCGTTTACCTCTGGTCTTAGTCTCGCTCGGCCCCGTCACCTTTGTTTCGGTGCGCGGGTCAAACATGCGCGCGGCTTTGTGATCTGCCAAGGCCCATTCAGCGACCTGGCCCGTGACCACCATGCCCGCCGGATAGGTCACAATCGTATGCCCGTCCGGTGCGCATTTGTAGCCTAGCGGGGCTGTGATTTTTGCTTGTGTCATAGTGTAACCCCTACTTGTGTCAGGCCGATTGCTGCCATTAAATGCTTTCCGGCTCAAACTCGTACCCGCGACCGCTTAGGATGCCATTGATCCACTCCAGCGTGGTTTCTTGGAGACCGCCGACCGAATAAACCGTGAATCCAGCCATAGCCGCCTGTGCATCGGCTGAACTGATTACGCCGTCCACGCCCCATGTCCCAGCAATTGCGGGCAGGTCACGGTCGGTTGACATAGCGCGCCATTCGGCTTCAAGCGCGGGGGTTCCGCTTCCATCATGCGCGAGTCGCGCCACAACGGGGCCTGTCGTGCCAGCGGCGACCAATGCGCGGCCAAACGTGTTAGTTCCACGGCCTTGCGCGTCGAATACGCGGTTCATGTCAGTCACGTTCGCAATTAGAACGATCATCGTGCAGGGGATATTTGTCATTATGTGTGCTCCAATTTGTTAAAATGTTACGCCAGACTTCAGCGCGTAGTAGGCTTCCATGGCGGCAATCTCGGGGGCGCTGGCTAGTTTACCAATGACTGTTCTGCCGTAGTTTCTGCCGTTGAAGAAAATGCTGGATGCGTTTCTGGCACCAGTAAATAGTGAATAGTTGCCAAAGTTCCCTGCGCCCTTTTCGCCAGTGCCGCTGGTTCCGGCAACGCCGTTTACCCGCATCGTTGATAGGTCGCCTGAAATATCATGGGTAACTGAAACCACATCGGTGCTAGGATTTGTCGCGCTGGAAAATCCTGCGGCACCAGAACCCCCAGGGTTGACTGAACCACGCGAAAGAGTAGAATAAGCTGTAAATCCAGCATCAGTCCCAGAAGCAAGATAGAAAGACCCTGCATTTGCGTTAATAGATGGGGACAGTTCCATAATTATCCTGCCCGTCGCATCAATCCTGCGCACCCCAGCAAACACGCTCATCTTATCGGTGCCGCTAAAGTCAATCCCAGCCGTGGCCGTACCATCGTCTATGCCATCGTAGGCCAGCCATGACAGCCCGCCGCCCTCGTTGTATGAAGGCCGCTTGGAAAATGACAGCTGCTCGTCGTTGATGCCGTTTACAGCCCCCGTGTGACGCGCAACAAAATCGCCTGTGGTTGTGACTGGTTCAAACAAGCCCCCGACCGTGCGCGTATAGCACCACTCGCGCTCAGGTCGCCACTCGTCACCTGCGATACCGGGGCCGAATAGGGACGCGGGGGAGAACCCGCCTGCAAGCAACCGACCGAACGGCGACCTGAATCCAGACAGGTTTGATCCTAAATTACGCATGGGAAACAAACACAACCGCGCCGTCAGGCAGGTCTGTCTTAGCCCACACGCGAACGGGCGATGTGACGCCGGGTGCAAGGTCAGTCAGCAGCACATTGCGCTCGCCGTATCCCTGCGCATACAAGATGCCGTCCGATACAGTTGGCGCAACCGTATCGGCTGTAACATAAATCTCGATATAGACGCCGCGATTATTCTGAAACGTGATGCTTGCAACGTTGCTGTCAGTCAGCAGCGCCCATGTTTTGCCAATTGCAATAGTTGTGTTTTGTGCCATGTGGGCCTCCTGAATTTAGTGACGGGGCGAACAATGACGCCCCGCTTCTAAACTCAGGTAGCTGCGACCGCAGTGCCTACATATGTGGTTGGTGCCTTGTCGGGTTTGCCAAGTCGGGCAACAGTGCGCACAACCGCGTTAGTGCCAGTTGTGCCGACATAATTGAACCGCAAATAGCGCTTGCTGCCATTGTATCCCAGAACACCAATCAGCAGATTGTCGCTGGCGTCCTCTGTAACGGTCAGAGAGTTCACGCCGTTGGTTGTCTCGATTGCAGGAACCGCAATAGCATCCGCGTCCGCCGTGGTGTCAGAGTGCTGCAACGTAGCGGTAAAGCCAGCCGATGTGCCAGCGTCGGTCACGGCCCCAGTAAAGAGCTCAATCGCCGCAGCGTTGAAGTCCCGAACGTCAACCCATGCCGAAGCATTGGGCGTAACGCCGGATAGTGTGTCGGTAGACAGATCAACTGTCACCATGTTTGCAATTAGATCACGCATTTGATTTACTCCTTTAGCGTGTGATGCTTGGCAGGATCACCAAGCGGGGAAGGCGAGGCCATTACAGCCCCGCCATTTGGTTATGCCTTGAAGTTAATGATCCGCAGCGCCTCACCGTTAATCATATCGCCGCCGGTGCGCTTGGTCGCGTAGAATTGCACCCGTGGCTTTGCGGTGTAGGGGTCGCGCAGCATACGGATGCCGATACGGTCCACAATCTGATACGCAGAACGCATGTCACCAACCGCGATGGACAGGGAACCCGTTGCGGGGTTTGGCATGTCCTCAAACGAAGCGACCGGATAGCCCAGCAGCGTTGCAGGCTGGCCAGCGGCAATGCCCGGCGACCAGACATATGAGCCGTCACTGTCCTTGAGCTTGCGCGTAAGGGCAGCAGTCGTGCGGTTCATAAACCACGTCGCGTTGGCCTTGTATTGCGCCTTCAAGCCATAAAGCGCAGTAATCAGCGCATCGCCGCCGTTTGGTGCCGCAGCAAATGCACCGTTCACGCCTGTATCAACCTGCGCAATAGAGTTCGTCAGGTCAGTGCCGTTTGGATAAGCCAAAAAGCCCTTCGGCTTGCCCACGCCGTTGCCGGATACAAACGAGGCGTTTTCCGCGCGGGCGAAACGGTCAGCAATCTTGCCATTGAGCCAGCTTTCCAGATCAACCAGCGCATCGTCCAGAACGGTTTGCGAAGCGTCGGGCATTGCATACATCTCATGCACGGGGATCGACCATTTGCCGCTTGCAGGCGTGCCTGTAGCGGGGCGGGCTTCCATCTCGGATACCCAGCCGAATCCCACTTCTTCGTTGTCATAATAGCCGCACAACTCATTAGTACCGATTGACTGAGCAGACGCATATGCACGCATGGCGGACGTTTCAAACACCTTGGCAACAACGCGGCCAGACATATCGGGGTAGACGTAGTATCCGCCCGCGCTATCTTGACCGGAAGAAAGCGTTTTGCGCTCAACATCAGACAACATATCTTTGTCGAAGTTAGCGCGCAGCAGCGACTTCATTGCCATCTCATAGGCGGTGACGTCATCGGCCTTCATGCCCTCAGGCTTGCGGCCTGTTGCGGCTTCAAGCTCGGCGCCAAACCGCGCGGCCTTGGCTTCAAGATCAACTTCATTGCCAGCGGCGTCAGTCACAAAGCGGTCGCGGCGCTTGGATTGCAGGACAGCGGCGTCAGCAGCGTCTTGCGCTTTGCCCAGATCCAGTTCGATCTTTGCCAGCTTTTCGTCCAGCAGTGGGTCGGCGTGGCCCTTGGCTTCGATTTCTTTCAAGCGCAGGTCATTGGCTTCCTTGAATGCCTCAAAGGATTTGCCAACAACTTTGATCGCGTCGATAGCGGTTTGATTATCGTCAGACATTGAATGTCTCCTGTAAAAGTTTGATTGCGTCCGCCAGCGCCTGTGCGCCTTTGGTGTCAACCTCGACCTCTACATCGTCCCGATGATCGGCTAGGCCCGAGAACCCATCGGCTGCGATAGCCTTGGATTCCGTCTTGGAAAACCCTGCGTCCCGCAAGGCTTTTTCAAATTCTCTAATTGTCCGAATGCTCTTGACTGACGCAATGGCCTCGTCAAGCATGGGGATCGTAACCGCGCTGATTTCGTACAAGTCCACTTCCATCAGACGGCGAACACTGCCCCCGCCCTCCTGTGTGGCGTTCCTC